GTTCGGTCGTGGATCGACGCACGGACGCGCCGCCCACGTCGCCGCCCTGCAATTCCCAATGCAGAAATTCGAGCTGTTGCGCCATGGTCGGGGCGCGCCCGTACCGCTCGCGCAGTTTCTTCAGGCGAGGGCCGCGCCACTGGCCGATACCATATGCCCCCTCGCCGCCGCCCTTCGGGTTGAACGCCGTCGGGTTGCCTTGGCTTTCCGCAAGCACGCCGGCGGCGATGCCGCGCGCCTGCGCGTCCGGGTAGCCCTTGCCTTTGAAATATCCGGCGATCTCGTTAAACTTGGCCGCCTGCCCGCCGCCGCCGGTCGCCGCCTGCCCGCCGCCGGTCGCCGCGGCAGGGGTGCGGCCAAGCATTTGGTCGATTAGTCCCGCGCGCGCTTGCTGCCCCGCAAAGCCGACGTCGAGATATCGCCGGTTGTCCACAACCCAACGCATAAGGTCGACGAAGCCCTGCAGCGCCGGCGTCGACGCCGTCATAATTTCGCGACCAAGACCCTCCCAAGACGTCTTTAGGTTCTCGATTTCCCGCTGAGTCTTTTCCGCTTGGTCGGCAGTCTCTTTGTTGACGAGGTTGAATTTCTCTTGCTCGACGACGAGGTTCGTAATCTCCTCGCGCCCGCGCTGCAGCGTCGAGATCATGGCGGGCGAAAAGCCCATTTGCCGCCCGAGTTCCGCCGCCCGCTCTTTCGGCATTTTCTGGAAGGCGTCGGCGATCTTCAACAGGGCTTCCGCCGGATCCTTAAGGTCCGTGACCGTAAGCCCGAGCAAACGCATATAGGGGAAGAGCGGCGACTCCCCCGTGAGCAGGATTTGTTGATAGGCGGACGCCAACAGAGAAAGGTCGTTGCTGGCGTCTTGCGTCGTGCCGCCGGCCCCGCGCAGCACGCCTTGCCACGCCGCGATCTTTTCCGTAGTCACGCCGATGTTGCGCGATAGGCGGCCGGCGGCGGCGTCGCCCTGAATCAGCGCGGTCGCGAACGACTTGATCGCTCCGACGCCGCCGAACACGGCGAGAAAACCCAAGAGCTCGTTTTTGGCGGACACGAAGCCTTCGCGCTGTTTGCGCGACCCGGCCTCAATCTCTTTGCCGCGCTTGACCGCGGCGTCTTTTTCTTTGTCTAGCGCGCGCTGCGCCTCTGCCGCCTGCTTTTCAAAGTCAGACGGGTCCAGCCCCAGCGTGACGATCAGGCTGTCAATGATCGTCGGCATGGGCCACCCGGGCGTTGATCGCGTCCACGTTCACGACTTCCAACAGGCTAAACGCGTCTTCTAGGCTATAGACGGTTGCCAGCTCGTGCAACGTCGCTAGGCGGCTCGATACGACGATGCCTATGACTCGGGGGACATTGGGATAGGGAATGAGATCCCGTCCGTCTTCATCCCCTCCGCGCCCTCGCTCGCCGCCAAGGTCTTCCAAGCGGCGGCGAGCGCGGAAAAATCCACGTGCAGCCCGAACACCTCTCGTCGGAGCTCAAGCAGCGTCGTCACTTCCTCGATATCGTCGTCGCCGAAAAGGCCGCGCACGATCGCCGGGTTTGACGGGTCGGGCACGATCTGTACGCACTCCATCATTTCGGCCAGCAACGGGGCGACTTCGTGATACTCGACGCCCGCGAACGCTTGCATGCCGAGCATGGCGAGCCCGGCGAACCCGGACGCACGGATATCGGGCGGAATGTCCGCGCCGCTCTTGGCCATGGCGAGGAACGCCCGGGCCGCCCACGCTTCCGCCGCGAGCGCCGACATTTCGGTCAAGAAAAAGACCTTGCCGTGGTCACGGTTCGCGGCCTTGACGGTGTAGGTTAGGGTCTTGCGCATGGCTTACCGGGGGGCCGGGGAGACGTCTTCCCACGTGATGCCGTAGGAGCGCGATTGCAGGACCTTCTTAACGCCCGACATAGGCTTGTAGGACGTCAGGATGCCCCGCGTGAGAGCGTAGGTGCGGCCGACTGAGACAAGGGTGATGTTGCCGCTAACGCGCAGCACTTCGCGTGCGATTTTTTGCGACTGCGCCCACGTGTCAAACAGGTTGTTGGACGCGCTGTCACCCTGCAAAACGATCGTCATTTTGTACGGGACCGGGACGTAGCCGGCGGACAGGACGCCGTCGACGCCCATCATGGTTTCGGCGGGCTCGACAGCCTCCGTGTCGAAGGCGTCGTCGGTCGCGAACCCTTGGATCCGCTGCGGCGAGTTGAAGAGACCGGGAATCGTCAGCAGCAAGACGCTGTTGGCGGCGGTGAGCGTGCGGACGGCCACTATTGGATCTCCAACGACGAGAGGGTGATGGCCTGCACCGACTGCCCGTCGGTGTACCAGAAGGTCGCCGGCGGCGAGCCCCGGGCGGCGCGGACGATCGACGAAGCGTCTTCGATCAGCAGATACCAACCGCGCGTCTGGATCGTTTCGGCGATATCAAAGCCGGCTTGCGCGTTCACCTGCGCGATTTGCGCGGCGGACAGGGTCACGCCGGCGCGGATGGCCCCGAAGCTTACGGCGGCGTTGATCGGGTCGGCGGCGGCGGCTTCCATGAGCGCGTATCCGGCGACGTTGTATGGGACCGACTTGACCGACGTCAGCAGGTTCATAAACGCGAGCTGGAAGCTGTTGTTCAACCAGATTTGATTGACGTACGAGTCGATCCACAAAAAGTCACCCGTGACCGTACCCGGGTAGAAAAAGCTGAATTCGTCGTTGGCCGTCGCCCACGCGCCGTAGAAATTATAGCCGTTGGCGACGAGCTGGTCGGCGATCGTGCGGTCGGTGACAGACGGGACCATGCCGGCTTGGCTTTTGAACGCGAGCGACGTTCGGTCGTTCTCACGCTCAAAGTCGATCGACGCGATAAAGCCCATGAGCATGGCCGCAAGGTATTGGTCGGTCGGGGAGTACAGAAGCACGGTGCCCGAGTAGCCCGCGGCCCGGATGACCGCGCCGGCCGTGCCGGAAACCGACGACGTGGTGACCACGGCGTCCGTCGTCCAAAGCGCGTACAGGTAGCGATCGTCTTGGTCGTTCGCCCACGCGGCGAACAGGATCTCGTCGGCCGTCGACGGCTCAAACGTGGTCGCGAAGCTCGCCCAATTTTGGGCCTGCGCGACCACGGCGTTCATGTTGGTGGACGGGACGCCTTCCGGCGCGCCTTGCGACGTGACGGCCCCGAGAGCTTGCGTGAGCTTCAGCGACGTTGCGATGGTCCCCGAGCCAAAGCTCATGGTCCCGGCCGCGCCCGGCGTGCCCCCGGTGACCACGAAGGCCGAAGAGACGCTGTCATAGGTGACGACGGTTGGGCCGGCGCTGATGGTCGTGCTCGACGCCGTTTGCGAGGGCGAGACAAAGTAGGTCCCCGTCCCGCCCGTGCCGGTGCCGAGTGCGGTGATGACCGTTCCCGCCGTGACGCCCGAGCCGCTGACGACTTGCCCCACGGCGAGCGTGCCGCTGGCGACGGCCGACACGGTCATAGTGCCGTAGGACCCGGTGATGGTGGTGCTCGCGACCGACTGCGCGACGCTGACTTGATAGGTGCCGACCCCGAGCGCGGTGCCCGAGAGCTGCTTTTGCACTTGCGTGCCGGCGGTAACGCCCGTGCCGGCGAGGATAGCCCCGTTGACGACGGAGCCGCCGCCAACCGCCGTGACCGTGAGAATGTTGCCGGTGATCGATCCCGTAACGGAGAGGGTGGTCGTTGTGGCGATCGCGGCGGTGGTGACGGCGTCGTACGCGGCGAGAGCCGTCTGAATCGCGGTAGCGGCGGCGCTGAAGCTGGCGACGGCGGCGAGGTTGATCGACCCGGACGTCTTGGCCACGCCCGCGGTGGTCACCGTGAGGGTGCCGACCGGGACCGCCTGCAGTTGCGCGAGCGTCATGCTGGCCAGAGACGCGCCGCGCACGTAGCCCGGGACGCCGCGGGTGTTGGTCGGGTACTGCGCGAAGAGCATCGCGCCGGGCTTGGCCGACGAGTTGTCAAAGCCGTTGAAGTACACGGCGGCCTGTGCCGCCTCCTCGCTCGACCCGCCGAAATAGGCGGCCACGGCGGCGGCGGTGGCGAACGACAGGACGGAGCCGATCGGCGCTTGAGTGTTCTCTGTCAGCAGCAGCCCGGACAGGGCAAGCGCGGTGCCGCCGGCCGAGATCACGCCGGGGTTGACGTTGACGATCTGTGAGGCGGGAATCGCGGCCATTAAGAGGCTCCGGAATCAGCAGGCGGTTGCGTATTTACGGCGAGCGTATCGGCAAATTGAATAGGTGTCGAGACGGCGGGGTTCACCTGTAGCTGCACCTTCACAACCCACCGCGTTTCGATCTGCTTCGCTTCGTTCTCGAAAGGGGCTTGCATCGGGTCGTCAATGAAGAGCGGCACGATATTTTCAGGGAAAGCGGTCACCCCGTAGGAGCTGCGAAACAGCGTGCGGATCGTCTGGACGTTGTCCGACGAGTTGGGCCCGTGGACGTCGACCTGCACTTCAACCTGCGTCGGCGCGGTCATGGCGATCGCGACGGGGTTTACCGCCGCCGGATCCCATTCTTCCGCGGTGGTGGACAGGCGCACGCGCCGCCCCGGGGTGGCCACGACGAAGTCGGCGGCGGTCACTTCCGGGACGCGGTTGGCCTGCCCCTGCACGACGTCGGTCCCCGCCGGGAGGATCGCCAACAGGAAGGTGCGAAGCGCCGTGAAGATGGCCGAATCAGTGACGGACGGTACGAAGCTCATGGGGCCTCATTCTGCAGGGCGAGCGCCACCTTGCACCAATCGGCCCATGTCTCAAGCACGCCCACGACGAGCCACGTCCCGACCTGCGCCGGGGGCACGCCCGGGCCCTCCGAAATGACGACAAGATCGCCGCCCTTGCCGCGCACCCGGTTCACGCCTTCGATGTTGCCGTGCAGGTACGCGGCGCGCGACGCGCCCTGTACGTTGATCGCGTCGAGCTGGCGAAGGTCTCCCCCGGACAGGGCTTGCATGTCCACGCTGGTGAGGGTGCGCTCGTCGTAGGTCGGCGTCTGCTTCCCGTCCGCGCCCGTCGTGTACCCGGTCGACAGGAACAGCGCGCCGGGAACCGCCGGCGTGACCGCCCGCGTGACGCGCGAGGCGATGCCGTTAAGGTCCACCGGTCACCTCGAAATCAACGGAGTTGAGCATGTGCGACGTGTCGATAAGCGGCTTCTCAAAGCCCTTGCGGGCAATCGTTGCCGGGGCGAGCGGCGGCGCGTTCGTGTCGACAATCGACTGCCGAAGTTGCCCGGCGATCCCCGCCCCCATGAGCTCAAGCGCCGCAGGGCCGTCGTAATCGTTGCCCTGCAGGATGCGCGCGAGAGACGGCCCCCACCCGTCGGCCTTGTCCGCGACCATGTTGGAAAAGAAAGGCCGGGGCGGGATGCCGCGCGACGGCGCGCCGAAGTTCTGAATTGCCGCCACGAGAGGTACGCTTGTGCCGTCCGGGTAGGTCGCGCCCTCTAGGAAGCCAACGCGCAGCGTGCCGGGCTTGCCGACGCGCTTTGCAAGGTCACGAAGGTACGCCTCTAGCTTCGCGCCGCCCTTGATCGTGGCCATGCGTCACCGCCGAAAGATCGAAGCGTAGGAGTTGGACACCGGCGGCGCGACGTAGCGGAAGCCGCGGTACTTGGCGACGGCTTGCCAGAAGGCCGCGCCGTATTTCGTCTGCAGCCACCACGCGGACGAACCGGCCGGCGGGCCCATGTCGGCGGATACGGTCACGCTGCCCTGCGTCGCGCTGTTGATGCGGCCGACGAGCGGCGATGCGCCGGGCATGTTGAGGGCGGCGATATGCGCCGTGACCATATTGAGAAGCGCGAGGCGAGGCTGGTAGGTGACGGCGTCGGCGGGCACTACGGACGCGTCGTCGTTGGCCAAATAGAGGCCGGCTTCCGCGAAGTACTCGACGGCGAGGGGCTCGTCGACAACCGTCGCCAATTCCGGATACCGGGTCGACCAAGACCCGTAATCGAAAACGGCGACGGTCACCGGACGGCCTAGTTTTTGTCGGCGGGCGTGACGCCAGCGGCGGGCTTGCTCGGGTCGAGCGGCTCAAGGCCGGTCTTCAGTTCCGCAAGCTCGCGGGCCTGCGCCCGAGCGTTCGCGCCGTCCGCCTGCGCAAACACGAGGCCGCGGGCGTAGGGGCCGTAGCCTGCGTTCTCTTTGACCCATTGCTCCCAAAATTTGGCGGGAACATTAGGAGTCAGGCCGTACGCGCCGGCGAGCTCGTGCGTCGCGATCGGCATGCCGTTAACGTCAGTCGCCAGACGCGCGCCGTTGAGGGTCACGCGTTGGCGGGTGCCGTCCGAGCCGCGGTTTTCGAGATGAAGGCCGTTCGGGAGTTTGCAGGCGACGGTGACCGTGTCCATGGCCTAGACCCCGAGCATCGACGAGATGGCGAACGGAAGGCGGATGATCGCGCCCCACGTGCCCTGCGACTTCTTCTGCTTGTAGGCGGACAGCTCGACGACGATCGGGTGCGCACGCATCTTCTCGGTGAAGGCGCAATACCCGGTGTCCTGCCCGTCCACGCTCGTCGCGATGAGCTGCACGAGCTCGCCGGCCGCCGTGTCGTACTCGACAGCGGTCTTGACGGTGATGTTCGGGAAGTTCTTTTTCAGAAGGTCGGCGACGCTGACGTTGAAGCTGTTGGTCGCGGTGAGCGCGATCGAAGAGCCCGGGCTCATGGCCAGCGTCATAGGCTGATCCATGTTGATCGTGCCGTTGGCCTGCGCGTTGAGCTGGACATAGAGCGACTGGATATCGCTGTACACTTCGTTCGCGGTGGCCGTGATGACACCGGCGGTGACCCACGGGCCGTGAGCTTGGGTGTTGTACGCCTTCGCGCCCGGCTGCAGGGACGCGGACAGGCTCGGGTCGTTGAGCAGACCGTAGTTCTGCAGGCCCGAGATCCCGAAGAAGTAGGACCGGTTTTGAAACTTGTTGAGCGTCAGCGCCGACGCCACGTTGAGCTGCGCCGCCATGCCGATCTTGGCCGCGCCCCACATTTCCAGCGTCTTCTCGCCCCATTGGGTGATGGTCTGGTAGTGGTAGGATTGGCGCATGGGGAAGTTGACGTTCATCCCCACGCTGCCGTTGTCGCTGTAGTCGCCGTAGGCGCTGACTTCGCCGGTGTTCTCGACAATCGGGAACGTGGCGGTGGTCATCGTCCAATCGCCCTTTTTGACCTCGCCGAGAATGTCGGCGGCCTGCATCGGCGACACAAGGACGCGGATGAGATCCGGGTCGATGAAGTTGGTCAGGTACGCGGGGATGCCGGCGTTGCTCGTGGTGACGAGCGTCGGCAGGGCGTCCATTGCGAACGCGAAGTCCCGGGCGATCTCCGGAGACACGTAGTCCGTGGCCCCCGGAAGGATAATGCCGTAGTCGCGCTCGACGCGCGAGAAATCAGCGTGGCGACGCGTCATGGTTTACCCCGGAGCCTGAGAAGACATTTTGATCAGCTCGCCCGCGCCGCCGATCGAAGCGGAATACCACTTCGTCTCAACTGCGCCGGCGGCGGTGATGGTGGTGCTCGACGCGGTCTGCGTCGGGGAGACGATGTACGTCCCGGTGCCGCCCGTCCCGGTGCCGAGCGCCGAAATGAACGTGCCGGCGGTGACGCCGGTTCCGGACAGGACGTCGCCGATATCGAGCGAGCCCGAGCCAACCGCCGACACGGTGAGCGTGCCGTAGGTGCCCGAAACAGTGGTGCTCGCCGCGGTCTGCAGGATGCTCACGGCGTAGGTGCCGACGCCGCCGGCGGTGCCGGTGAGCTGGCGAGTGACGCGCGTGCCGGTGGTGACCCCGGTGCCCGAGATCGTGCCGCCAACGACGACAGTGCCCGAGCCAACCGCCGTGACGGTGAGGGTGGTGTCGGCGATCGAGCCGGTAACGGAGAAGGTCGACGCGGCGATCGCCCCCGTGACGCTCGCCCCGGTCGGGGCGGTGCCGGTCGCGGCGAAGGTGACCGCGCCGGTGGCGTAGTTGGCGTACGCCTTCAGGCCGATGGTCACGGCGTTGGATCCGCTGTTGGTCACCCAAAAGTCGCCGGCGCTGTGCAGGACGACGGGGAGCCCTTGAGGGATGACGTTGCTCGTCGACGCGAGGAACGTGGTAATGAGACCGACTTGGCCAGAGCGCGCCACGAAGCCGGTGACGAGGCCCGGACCGGCGTTGGCGACGGTGGTGTCGGTCGCTTCGTCGGCCCAAGCAAAGCGGCCGACGGTCACGCCGGCCGCGCCGGCGACAAAGCCGTTTTCATTCGTCAGCACGACGGCGCGCGGATTGGCGCTGGCGAAGTCACCCGCGACGGCGGGAGCCGGCGTGATTTTGACCGTGGTTTGAAAAGACATGGCGCGGCGTCCTTACGCGATCTTCAGGGCTTGGGCGGTCGGGAACCGCGAGCGGAATTCAGCGTCCGCCTTGGCATCCAGCGCGATGCGCGGGGCCTTCGGTTCGCTGGCGTCCGGGCGGGGGAGCATCTTCACCATGGCCGGGAAGGCGGACGGGTGGACGCCCTTGGTGTCGATCTTGGCGGCGTCGAGCGCGAGCTTGTACACCGCGGCTGCGCTGTCCATGCCCATCACTTCGCCCACGTAGGGGAACACGGCCTTTTCGGCGGCGCGAATGTCGGCCACTTCCTTGAGCGTGGCGGAACGGATGGCGGCGGCGTCCATGGCGGGCTTCACCTTGTCTTCGTCTTCGTCGTCCATGTCTTCGTCGTAGCCGTCTTGCGCGGCCGGCGCGGCGCTCATGGCGCGAACGGCGGCGAGGGTCTCGTCGTCGACCTTGCCTTCAAGCATGGCGCAGATGCGCGACACGACGTCGCCGTCGTCATCGATGGCCGGCGGCTTGTCGGAAATGTCGGGCTCGGGGATCATGTCGGGCTCGTCGGCGGCGAGGCCGCCGCTGCCTTGCACCGCGCCGATCACTTTGATGACGTCGTCAACGTCAATGCCTTCGTCGGCGGCCAGTTTGGGGGTGACGGCGCGAATCAGGCGCGGGGCGAGATCCTTGGTGGCGCTCTTGAAATTCTTGCGGGTGACGTCGCGGCAGAACGGCGTGGCGTCAAACGCGACGCCGTCGGCCAGCTTGGGCCCGATGAGGGCAGTCAGAGCGCCCGAGAGCATCAGTGCCGTGCGAGATTGAAGCGCCATGTGCCCCTCGAATTGACTGTCCCCGACGACAACGTCGGATCCGGCGCGCCCCTCTTCGACGAGCGCAACGTGGTTCCCGACGATGTTTCGCATGATTCCGTCGTAATGCAAACCCTTGTAGGTGCCCGGGGTCATGTCCGGGGTGTACCGGTACGCGCAAGACCATTCCTGTTGCTCGCGGCTCTCGATCCCGGCGATAGCCGGCCCGGACCACACAACGGCGGAATTCAGCAGGTACGGGTCGCGAAAGACCGCGTCCGTGCCCGTCGAGCCGACGACGAGACCGGGCATATGCGAGTCTTCATCGTTCGCCGTGACCGGAACGTGTTTGGACAGGATTGGCAGGTTGTTGAAGGTCGGGGCGGCCTTGGCCAGCTCTTCCGGGTCGCGCAACAGGCGGTACACGCGGCCCGGCTCAAGCCCGAGAGCTTCCGCGCCCGGGATCTCGTGACCGTAGTACGGGTTTACCGTCGCCTTTGAGATCCGCGTGACGCGGACGTGCAGCCGCCCGTCGACGTCATAGACGCGCACGGACCGGTCAAAGGCAAGACGATTGCTCATGTCCTCGCGTACCTCGATTTGCGCGGGTGCGCTAGCTGGCCGGGCCCGGCGTTGCGATCTCTGCGCGCACGGCGGCGATAGCCTCTTGATGGCGAATGTCCAGATTCATGAACACCTCCATTCCGTCGCGGCTGTCCCATTTCGCCGCAAGCGCGGTTTGGGTGGCCTGCCGAAGCTGCGCGAGCTCCTGCCCCAACGTGCGGACCATGATCTTTAGTTCGTCAAATTCTTCTTCGGTCACGGTGGCGTCCTAGCTTTGCATAAGGGTAACGTAGTCTTCGTCGGCGGTGGACGCCGTCGGAAGGCTCTTAATCATCCAAGACGCGCCCGCGCCCATGCGGGCCATGTCGGCCTGTATTTGCCGGGCAAGATCCGTGTCCGCGAATTCAAGATTGCGCGCGTAGGGGTCCACGAATACCGCATATGCCCCCCGCGTATCGTCCCGGCGATCGTAGAAAACACTGTTGGCGTCGTTGGGCGCAAACGCGACGAGATACTCTTCCCACGTTAGTTTCGTACTGCCGCCCCACTTGAACGATGCCATGCCCCCCGGCGTAAAATTGACGATAATGTTGTAGTCTGCCGTAAAGGTGATCCCTGCGGCCTGTTCCGACCGAATAGTCACGCCGGTTGCGCGCGGGGTATCAATGACGATCAAGTTATGATGACACCCGGGCGTGTTGTTGCCGCTCGCCGGAACGTCGTAAATTGTCGCTCGGTAATCAGCGGGGTTGGCGTTCCCGTAAGTCGTCTCAAAATTCAGCGCAAGCGAAGTATTATTGTACACTTGGTGGTTTTCTTGCAACCGGTACAGAATAATTCCGCGAAGGTTGGCGTCGTAGGAAAAGTTTTCGTGAACGCATACGTTTTCGTACGTATTTGTCATGGAGTTAAAATACGCAACCTTGTCGTACAGATTGTAACGATAGACCGCGTCGCACGGATCCACGAAGTTTCCGGCCCCCGCGTTACTCGTGCCGTAGCCTCGAACGTAGTTCCACTCGTACAGCGCCGTGAGCACGTTGTCGCACGCGAACGTGTCGCTAATCTGCAGCGCGCCGTTCGCGTTGCGATTCGAGCGCAAAATCAGGTGCGATACTTCATGATACGCGTAATCTCCCGCCGTGCCCCGGTGCGTATAGATCGGCGAGCCGTCATCAATATCAACGACGCCCCGCGTGAAAATCGAATACTTGCCCGTCGCGTCGGGCGCGTACGCGTTTAGCGCGTTGTTGTTAGGAGCGCCGCGCCCGTAGCATAGGAAGTCCCGGACAATCCCGCCTTCTAGGTTAAGGGTGTGCTTGGTCCCGTGCGCCAAAACCACGCCTTCGTAAAGGCAGTTGGGGCCGCCGTTGACCGCGCCGAGACCGCTGTTCCAATGGCTAATACGCAGGTCATAGACCGAGCCGCCGGGGCGAGTACTGTTCTGCCCCCAAACCATTGCGGCGAACGCGGTGTTGGGTCGGTAGCTGTACGCTCCGAGATTTGGGGCCAGCCCGTCCGGGGTGTTGACGTAGAGCGTGTACGTCAGGCCGCTCACTAGCTCAAAAAACGAGCTGTCCGTCGTCGCGATGCAGTTTGCTTTAGACGTTGCCTGCCGCATGAGACACTCCGCGGCCAACGGAGTTGCGGCGGCGATGGAGTTCTGGATCCGCAAGACAGACAGGGTCGAATAGCCGTCGTTCATGATGCCCGCGGTCATCACAACCGTGGTCTTCCATGTCGTGCCGCTTTCAAGCGTCCACGGATACGCCGTGACGTCCGTGTCGCCCAAGAGTTGCGGGTAGCCGGGCAGTTTGTTGTCGAATTGGCCCTTGATGACGAGTCCCGCCGTCGTGGTCCCGAGCCCCTCAACCTTTTGACTGTTCCACGTCCCGAACAGCCCGACGACGTCGCCGGCCGCGAGCGTAGTCCCGGCGCTCAAATTTTGTTTTGGGGCCCAACGCGTCCCCGCCGCGCCGTCCGAGCCGGTTACGCTATTAAAGCTCTTGACGATATTCCCTTCGCCCTCGCCCCGGCGGTACGCGCTTGTCCAGCTACGCTGGCATAGAAATTGATCCTCAAGCGCCAAGCGGTGATCCGTGACCGGCGTGACGTCGTCGTAGCGCAAAATCTGCGGCAGATAGGCGCTATCCGTCTGGTACAGCTCCAACCCAAAGGCGGTGACGGTCGTGCCCCCGGACACATTGGTCAAGGTGATCGTCACGTACGGGCGCGGGAACGTATTGCTCCAAGTCTGGCGATACACGCCCGGCTGCGGCTCGGTCGTAGTGCTACCCGCCGCGATCGTAACGCCGGCGAACATGACCTTGATCTGCATAACGCCGGTCACCCCCGTATTCAGGGGGAGATAAGCGAAAATGTTTCCCGGCACGTCAAAGATGCCCGAAGCGAGGTTCGGGCTTGTCCAAGTGGACCCGGGCGGAAAGGTGTACGATCCGTCCGCGTTTCGAGCGGCCCCGCCGGCGAGCGTGCCCATATACATTCGCACGGGCAAAAGCGGGGGATAGTCGCGAAGGTCCAGCGAAACTTGGCTATCGTAACGGGCCAAGCCGAAGCGGTACGCGTCCGGGCTATAGGAGATTGTCGTAGCGTTGGCGTCCGCGCCGTTAGCGACAAACGCCATGACAATCGCGCCGCCGTTCGTCGGGAGCGAAGAGGACCCCGACACGAACGCCACGATGATTTTGCGATAACCCGTGCCGTCGAGGACCGTTCCAACGACATTGAAGACAAAAAACTTGCCCGACGCCGGTTCTGTAATAGTGATCTGGCCGGGGATAGACGCGACGGCGTTATCGAAGCTATCCAGCCACGCCGTAATCGTCCCGCCGCCCACCGCCGTGTTGTCCACGTACAGCCGCGTGACGCTGGCCAAGGTGGCGTTATCAAACCGGAGAGTCCCGGCCCCCGGGTCGCTGTCCGTGGTAGTGGTCGAAAACAGCAACGGCACGCCCGCCCCGGGGAGCCCGGTTGCACCGGTCGGCGCAAATAGCAGGGTCACCCGTTGCTCGTCTGCGGGCAAGGTCACGCCGTCGACGTAGGTCACCGGAATCTTGCGGTATCCGGTGCCGTCGATAACCGCGCCGGTCACGACGAAGATGGCAAACCCCGTCGCGCCCGGCTGTTGGACGTGCACGTACCCGCGGGCGGACGACGCGACGTTGTCGAAACTGTCCAGCCACGCGGCGACCGACCCGCCGCCCACCGCCGTGTTGTCCACGTACAGGAAAGTCACGCTGGCCAGAGTGGCGTTGTTAAACCGGATCTTACCCGCCCCCGGGTCGCCGTCCGTGGTAGTGGTCGAAAAGGTAAACCCGACGCCCCCCGCGACCAAGGCGCTCGCCGCCGCAGCGGTTGCCGACCCCTGCGCAGCGGTTGCCGACCCCTGCGCGCCGGAAGCACTGGCCGCGGCGGCGTCTGCCGAATCCTGCGCCTCCGCCAACACCGCCGCGGCGGCCTGCATCACGAGTGCGGCGATATCGACCGCCGCGGCTATGTTGGTGACAATCCCGGACGGGCCGATGTAGCCGCCCGTCGCCGGCTTGGTTCCGGTGCCGCCGACCCAATTAACGATCTGTTGCACGATCCGCGCGCCGTCGGCGACGTTGGCGAGCACGGGAGACCAACCGTTTGTCCCGTCGTCGCCCGGGACGCCTTCATATCGCAGGATGACGACGGGGTCGCCGCTGCCGTCCGCAGACAAGATGACCGATGCGCTACTAACGTCGACCCCCGTCCCCACGATCATTCCCGCCCCGGGCGGCGCAGCGCGGTAGCCGTAGGCTTGGATCTCGCCCGACCATAGCGTGCGCGGGTCCACGGGCGTTTCGTCCAGAAGCGCGAACGGCGTCGTCGCGCTCAAGCCGAGCTGCGCAACCTGCGCACGGGTCAAAATGATCTTGCGGCTGTAAACGTCGTCCCCGGGGGCAAGTTCGACCCGATACTTTCCGGAGACCTCAAAGAACAAATCGAGCGCCGAAATATCCCGGTAGGTCGACGGAGCCGTGACGAGCTCTTTCCACAACAGCACGACGGCGGCCCGACCGTGAACCGCGATATTGCCGGAAGCGTCAACAACGACGCGTTGGCGAGCCGCCATGTCGTACCCCTAGAACCAAGTCGTAATGACGACGCGTCCCGCGCCGCCGTTGCCGCCCGAGCCCGACGTGACCGCCGCGGCGGTGCCGCAAGCGCCGCCGCCCCCGCCACCCGAGCCCCGACCGCCGTTGCCGCCGTTGCCGGGCGTGGTGAGCCCCGAGCCGCCGCCGCCGCCGCCCGTGCCGCCTTGCAAGGCGAAAGGCGAGGAGCCTGCGGTTCCCGGATTTTCCGGCGCGCCACCTGCCGGGCCCGAGATCGTGCTTGACGAATTCACGCCGGGGAGGTTCCCGCCGATGCCGCCGGCATAGGTGACCGAAGCCGCGTCGACGCCCCCGCCACCCCCGCCCGAGCTGTTACGCCCTGCGGTCGTGCCGTTGTTGCCGTTGGCGGCAGTCGTCGTGCCGCCGTTGCCGCCGGCCACGCCGGCTTGGCCCGAGCCCGGGGCCGAAACCGCCGCGCCGCCCGCGCCAAAGTTACCTTGGGATCCGCCCGCGCCGCCGTTGCCGCCCTGCCCGTAAAGCCAAGTCCCGAACCGCGATTGACCGCCCGCCGTGCCGTTGTTGCCCGAGACCGGGGAGCCCGACACGCCAGCGCCGCCCGTGCCGCCCGCGCCGACAATAACCGTCTCCGTGGCCCCGAGCCCAGACGCGAGCATTTCCATGCGGGTAAAGCCGCCTGCGCCACCGCCGCCACCGCCGCCGCGCGTTTGACCGGGCGCACCCGACGCGCCCGCGCCGCCGCCACCGCCGCCGCCCATCACCATGATCTCGCAACGCACCGCGCCGGCGGGCTTGGTCCACGTCCCGTCCGCGTCAAAAACTTGCACGTTGGTCGGGGTGGCGCTGCCGCCGGTCGCCGGGGGGAAATAGGGCATTAGGTGAGCTCCGTGACCATGGCCGTTCCGTTGACCGACGCCCAAATGCCGGTAACGATCCCGGTAAAGCCGAACGGGACTTCGTAGTAGGACTCGGACGCCATTTGCACCGTGAACAGCGAAGTGCTCACGGTGCCGGCCCCGAGAAGCACGTACAGGACGGCGGTGCTGTCATTGTAGATCGTAAGGCCCTTGCGGGCGGTGTTACCCGCCTTGAGAGTCGTTGCGGACGTGGCCGACCCGACCGCCACCGTACCGCCCGTCGCGGACCGGGGCGACCCGGTAAGCATGCCCTTTAGGAGCGAGACAACGCTACTCGTGTCGGTCGGGGCCGTGTCCGCGGCGTCGCCACGCGCGCCAAGGGCCCAAAGCTCGGGAGGGGGCAGGGGGTTATAAGCCATGGGCGCGGCGCTCCGAAGGGAAGGCGTAGGGCCCTTTCATGCCACGAGGGGCGCGCGTTGCCTAGCCCGCCTCGTCAAACCCGGGAATGATCGGCACGGCAACGCAACGACAGTTGATCTCGACGCCGGGCCACGTCCATTTTCCCTCTAGGAACGCGCCTTTCTCGACGTCGTACGTCTTGCCGCTGAAGGCGACGTGCTCGGGGCGCGGCTCTTTCCCGCCGCCCGAGTGCAGCCATTTGGCCCGCTTGATTCCGAGTTCACGCATGCGGACGCGGGTCATGACCGCCGTCGCTTTGTTGTTCTGGTCGCGGGCGATGAAGGCGGCCCGGCGCTTGGTGATGCCGGTGCGCGCCTGCAGCTCGCGCGTGAGGGTGGCGAGATCCCGGCCGGCCGCCACGCTGCGCATGACGTCGCCCTGCACTTGCTGCAGGTAGTTACCGGCGATCGACTTGATGAGCCCGACGTTTTCGGCGACGACGGCCTGATAGGCGTCGTTCTGCGCGGCGGTCATCTTGAACCGCACCGTGAACCCGCGCTTGCGCAGCGTGGCGGCCAAGGTCCGGTCGCTGCGATCGGTGGCGGCCTTCGCGAAGTGCGCGGCGAGCTCGTCGGCCAGCTTGTCGAAATTGCGTTGCCAGCGCCGGGCGAGCTTGCGCATGGCCGCCTCCATTTCCCGGGCAGGGCTCGCGTCCTGCGCCAAGGCTTCCGGCGGGTGGGCGCGGTAGTTGGCCCGGGTCCAGTAGATCACGCTGGCGACCATGTCGTCGATCGCCTTGTCGAGCTCGCGCCGGTACGCCGCAGCGACGCCTGCGTTCGGGTGGATCGGAGCGAGTGCTTTTTTCGTCGACAAACTGATATCCGCTATTGCATCTGATATCCGATACGCGTAGAGTCTGACTGTAGCCACTCAACAGGAGTTAGACAAATGGCCGAGGTTCTCTATTCCTTCCCCGCCTACAGCGTCGTCGAGTGCCCCCGCTCTTGGAGACGCGAGCTGGACGGCGAGAAAATCCCGGTGTTTCGCGCCGGCGACGAGCTCGCTTTGATCTCCGACCCGCGCCGGCACTACCAACTCGGGTCGGTGGCCAGCTACGCCATAAGCAACGACAGTTGCCCCATCGAAGCCGTCGAGCGCGCCCGGGGCTTCGGCCACGAGCTGCACTACGCCTTCGCTCTTGGGTCGTCGATCGTCTCGCACGATCGGGAACGGGTCGAATACTACGGCGTCGAGATCGGCGACAAGATCCGCTTTGAAGGCCGCGTGTTTGAGTTGGTCGCGCAACCGAACAACAACATTGGCTTGAAGCCGGTCGCCTGACTTTCGGGGGCTTCGGCCCCCTCCCTTCTCACAAGGAACCTGACACCATGAAAGACTGGCTTGAAATGACGGAAGCGGAACAGGACGCCGCCAACGCCGAAGCCTACGCCGCCGCGTGCGACCGCCTCCGAGACGCCTTGAGTCACCCCGCCGTCGACATGGCCGGCGCGCGTCGCCTCGCCGCTGCCCGACTCGCGGGGGACGTCGCTGAAGCGCGGCGCGAGATCCTGCTCGGCGAGCGCGCCCGGGCGACCAAAATGGACAAGCGGGCGGCGGCAAACGCCCGCGCTCGATTGCCGGCGCTCGGGCTCGTCGAAGGCTTCATTTGGGATGCGGAATTGAGTTGACCGCCCCGTCATATCTGATATCTTCTGACTGTAGCCACGGCGCGGCAATTCCGCCGGCGCCTTTTCCCCGGGAGGGTCCGATGCTTGTGAAGTTTTCCACGCTGGCCGGCGGCGTTTTCATCGAAGTGCGAGCCGATGCCGAGAGTTACGGGCCGGCGGATCGCTGCTTCCGGTTCGATGAAGACGGCCGTTCCGAATGGGCGTCGTACGCGGACCTAACAAGCGCGAACCCTGCGCCAAGATGGTTTGGCCACGCTTTCCGCGCCGCGGACTTTGAGTTCGCCTGACTCTCGGGGGCTTCGGCCCCCACCCTCAACATAAGGAACCACGCAAATGGGAATTATCGTCTCTGTCCTCCGTGACGCCGCCGGCGGCGACTGCAGCTTGAACGGCGTGTCGAGCCGCTTTACCGATCTCTGCGTCGTGAACGTCCCGGGCCCCTTTGAGCCCCGCCCCGACCGCCCCGCCGCGATGCTCCTCGCGAACCACTACGGCACGGCTAAGGTCGTCCCGGTCGACGACGCCGGCAACGTCCGCCCGGGCGGCATGTTCGGGGGCAACTTCGTCAGCTCGTCGGACAGCAGGTGGGGCGACGCGGTCGCGAAGATCATCGGCGTGCGCATGACGGCGGTGCCGGTCCACGATCGGTACGAATGGTGACGATTTAAGTTGACCGCCCCGTCATATCTGATATCTTCTGACTGTAGCCAAAGGAGAGAAGAAATGGCCCTCAAAGAGATCCACCGTTACGTCCCCGCCGGGAGCGTCAAGGTCGCCGACAAGAAGTCGGACGCCGTCGCCTACCTCTACGAAGTCAAGAGGGGCGAGCGGGTCGACTTCGTCGCGGTCGCCTACCACGGCAAGGCGGGGAAAGCCGATTGGCACTTCCGCTACGCCAGCGCCGCCGCCCGGGAAGCCAAGGTCAAGAGCCACTTTGAGTGGCGGCAGGCCGTCGCCGCGGCCAAGGTCGAGCGGGCCGAAGTCATCAAGGCGAAGCGGGCCGCCGGTCACAAGCTGGAGGTCGGGCACATTCTGGTGTGCTCATGGGGCTACGAACAGACGCAGGTCGACTTCTACCAAGTCGTCCGGTTGGTCGGCAAAGCGAGCGTCGCCCTCGTGAAAATCCCGGCGGTGGCCATGGAAGCCTCCGGTCCCATGTCGGACCGGGTCATGCCGGGCGGGAGCGAAGAGCTCGCCAGCGGCGAAGAGATCATCAAGCGGGTCTCTGCCTACGACGGCGCGAGCGTGAGCATGAACAGCTACAGCAGCGCCTACCTTTGGGACGGCAAGCCGCGCCACCGGAGCTGGTACTACTAGCCGAGCGAGAGGGGGTTGACGCCCCCTCTCAATCTGATATCATTTAGCTGCAGACAGAGGAGAGATCACGGTGTGGGTTCGGGGAAAAGACGCGGAACAGCCCGGCAAGTTTGCCTTCGAGCTGTACGAAGGTCGCGAGCTAGTCCAGCGGGTCGGCGGGTTCGCCAACGCTCAAGACGCCGACCGCGCCGCCGAAAAGGCCCAACGGGCGCTGATCTTTCCGCCCGAATTCCGGGAGATCCCGGACGACATTGCCGCCATGAGCAACGCCGAATTGCTGGCCGAGCTCGGGTTTTAGGGGTTGACGCCCCCTCTCAATCTGATATCATTTAGCTGCAGACAGAGGAGAGATAGACATGGCCAAGGAATTCTACGTCAGCATGATCCGCGAGGGCCGCGTCCAACGCGTCGCGCTCCTCGCCGGCCCCTTCCCCGAGCACGACGCGGCCCTCGCCATGGTCGAGCCGGCGCGCAAGCTGGCCTACGAAGCCGACCCCCGGTCGCATTGGGACCTGTTCGGCACGGTCGGCCGCGAGAGCGACGGCCGTAAAGGCGTTCTCAACGCTCGCCTTGGGTTGGCCTAAGACCATGGGCCAAAAACCCCGCCCGTACACCGCCCGCCCGGTTGTGATACGCTTCGATCCCAAGGCCCTCGCCTTGCTCGACGCATGGCCCGGCGAGTGGGGCCGCACCCGCAAGATCAACGCTCTGATCGAACAGACGCTAGGAAAGCCCCCGAAATGATGCACCTAATACCGACCCCCGCGGGCGCGTTCGCGTTCGTCGGGCAAGTCCCGGCCCCGCTGGCCTTCGTGAGCACCGACCCGAAATACCTTGACTACGCCGCGCAGTCCGGGCCGGGGCTCGCGAGCAAGATCGCCAAGCGCGAAGGCGGCGTCTTCAAGACGAGATCCTACCCAACCCGCGAGGCGGCCGAAAGCGCCGCTTTGGAATGGGCGGGGAGCGCCGAAGAGCTCGCCAAGCACTATTCCGGCGGCTCTTGATCCTCCGGCTTCTTCAGCCACGCCGGCACTTCGATTTGAAGCGACGTCTCGTCTCGCAAGGGGCGGGCGTCATCTTCGTACAGGTCCGGGTCTTGCGCGTACGATTTGGTCATTTGTCACTCTGCGATATGAGCGCCGGCGGTTCCCCGGGCGGCACGTTGTTGTCCCGGAATGACCACGCATCGACGAGACCCTTGATCCCTTCGAACGATTCTTCGTTGCGGGTGTTCTGCAGGACCACGGCGGGCGGGACGTAGCGGCCGGCGCGGGTGAACCGCTCGACGGCCCGTTTCGCGGCCTCTTGGCGCGGGAGGTGCATATAGTGCGCCTCGACCCGGTAACCACTGTCTTTGAACCCCTCGACGAGCGCCTTGGCTTTCTCGGGCGATTTCAGCGTCGCGTCGTGGACAAGATTCAGGCCGGCGGCCTTGGCCAACCGGGTAATCTCGTCGGATATCTCGCCGCTTTCCTCGTGAACCTGCGCGGCGTTCCATCCTTCGTATTCAGGAAGCTGCGCCTTGATATGGTCCGGGTCCAGTACGATAGCCTTGGACGGGTCGTAAACGACGCCGGAAAGTTTTGACTTGCCCGACCCGCCGCGTCCGCCCAACACCGTAAACGTCGGGGCTTGTCCTGCCTCCGGACGTGCCCGGGCGACCGCTTCTTCCGACAGAAGATCCGTGATGATCTTTTGATGCAGGGCGCGACGCTCGGGCGTCCAGTTGCCTTGCGCGTCACGGTGTTGGTCGACGGTCGGTTTCGACTCGTCGACCCGGGCCTGCACGGACTTTAGGCGCGCCGCAGTGTCGATCGGAAACCCGTTGAGAATGTCCGATTCGCTCACGTCGAATTTGTCGTGCAGCTTGGCGTATTCTGCGGCGTTGAATTGCGAAGGCGGAATGTAGCGGTGGCCAGCGGCGAGGAGTTTTTCCCGCGCCGCTGGGCTAAAATCCATTTTGGACCCGCCGCCCGGGGCGGCGCTGGCCGGCTCGGGGCTCTTGGGCGGGGCTTTGGCCTTCCCGCCGCTCGCGCCGCCGCCACCGCTCCCGAATTGGCCGTTTGCGGCGCGCGGGTGTTTGCTTTCTTCCCACTCCCCGGCCGCGTCCTGCGCGGGGGGCTCCTCGCCCTCAAGCGCCGGGTCGCCCTCTAGGCCGGGGTCGGCCGGCGGCTCGGGCGGCGGGGCGGACAGGTCGATTGCGTGATAGGGCCCGTTCTCGTCGGCGGCCAGTTGATTGCGGATCTCTTCCGGCGAAAGCACACCGCCGTCGACGTACACCATGTCCCGGTCGGCGTTGGTCTTGCGAATGGTCGCGACCGTAGCGTCGTCGTCTTCCCAAAGGCTGTTGAACGTAAAGGTGACGTCTTCGTCAATGTCGCCAAATTCGTTGAGCTGCAGGATATCGAGCACGGTCTTTAGGTGCGTCGCGAAGAGGTGTTGCTGTTGCGAAGCGATCCACGCGTAGTAGGTTTTGATCTCCCCGTCGCTCGACGCGTTGAGCCCCGACGGCGTGATGCCCAACAGGACGACAAGCGGGATGCCGGCGACGCTGGCCATTTGCTCTTGGCTCTGCGCCTGCAGCGCGTCGAGCGTCGACAAGGGCGTTGAGACATTGACGAAGTCTTCGGTGTCCATATCGAGGAGCGAGACGCCCCGATTGTCACGCATGCGGTTGTACAGCTCCGCCCGGGCGATCAGGTCGTCAGCGCCGCCGCCCTGCAACACCGCCGCCATGTTGGTCTTGAGAACGTCTTTGCTGTAGCTATGCAGCAGGTCGCTCACCGATTGGCGCGTGCGAATCCAGTTGTCGACATACGGCAACGCCATTTGCGACAGGCTCACGCCGCCGAAGCTGTACGCCGGCTTCAGCAGGTCCGGAACCTCCCGCGACACGAACGTCAGCAGGCGCGAGGCGTGAACCTTCTTGCCCATGACGAACCACGATTTAGGCCGGTAGTAATGCGCCTTGAGCGGGTCGGCGCTGTTGTAGTTGTCCGGGTATGTCCAAACGGGCTCGACGGGGCGGAAGGCGAGGAGCGATCCGACCTTGATCTTGCGCTTGTCGACGAAGAGCGGCGCTTCAAGCTCTGCGGCGTCGTCGGTCTTCCCGGTGTCGACGTACAGGTGCGCGCGGCCGAAGAAACTGTCCAGCTCTGCGACGCGCTGGAAATGCGCCCGGACGTCGAATCGTTCCATAGCGGCGGTAAGCTGCGCGACGCGCTCGCTCTTGTCATCCTCGCCGGCCGCCGACAACGTGACCCACCGACGGGTCATGTCCTTAGCGATGATCTCGCTCATGCGGCGGTATTCAGGCCGCTGCGCAAGGGTCGCGAGGTACGGGTAGCCTAGGAAGGTTAACCCCCCGTCATAGCCGCCGTAGGGCGAGGAAAGCGCCCACTCGTACACGGTCACGGCGTCGTCCTGCGCCATAACAACCGCGTCGGGCGCGACGCCGGGCGGCGGGCTCGCCGGCGCAAAGGGGTTGGGGGCGCTGGCATGGCGCTCACGGCCCGGGCCGGCGGTAGCGGCGGTCGGAAGGGTGATTTTAAGCGCGGCCTTCGTCGGCTTGCTGGTCATACCTGTTTCACGGCCCCGGAGTTGATGCGCATGGGTTCGCGCGAGGTGCGACTGTATGCGATCATGACGGAGTCGGCTAGGTTCGGCGACTTGCTGTCATCCGGCGCTTTGTCAACGACGATCTTGCCAGACAGGTTGAGGCTGTACGTCGGTTGGGAAAGCTCCCCGGACAGCTTGGACAGCAGCGGCAAGTCCGGGTCGATCGAAATGATATCGTCCGGATTGTACGGGGCCGACGCGGTCACCGCCCGGTGCGTGGCGCGGAACCGCTGGCGTAGCCCCCACCACGCTTGAGCCTTGGAATTGGAGAAAAAGTCTTCGTTCTTCCGGCCGGGCTCGTCTTGTCCAAGCGGGTTGAACACCGCCGCGGACCCCCGGAACGCCCGGGCGTCAAGAAACGGCCGACCTTCCTTGCCGCGCAGTTCGTTGATGACCCGGGCGTCGCCGCGCACGCCTGCCCCGAGCCCGTCCGCATCGTACAGGAAGCCCGGGAGGCCGTGCTTGTCGCACATACCAAAGGCGCGTTGCGTGCTGCCGAAAATGTCGTCGCCTACGCCCTTCCACTCGTCGAGATCCAACAGGCGCGGGCCGTGGCGGACGGCAAAGGCGAGGCTGTCCTTCCCTTCGTCGGCCACGTCAAAACCCCCGACCCGCGCGCCCGTCGGCGCAATCCCGAGCTTGGCGCACGCGTTAATGGCCGATTGAATCCACGCGGACGGGATAAGCACGCCCTCTGCGGACGCGCTGTAATCCCGGTCGACTTCCTGCGCGAGCGTCACGGGATCCAGCTCGTCTTTTTTCGCCTCGTACCACGCGTCATCTTTGCGGGGGTCGTCGCGCCAATCGAAAATGAAGACGCTGATTTTGCCGGAATGGCGCTTGATCTCAAACGGGTTGCCCCGGCCGTTGACGCTTGACATGTCGATACGGCAGTTGGTCGTTGCGGACAGGGACGCGTCGACAAGGCCCGGGCGCTCAAGGTGCGCGGACTCGTCGACGAAATAGATCGTCTTGCGGTCGCCGCGGCCGATGTTGTCGCCGGCCTCCCCCGTGATCGTTGACCGGGTCGCCGGGAATTTGATTCGCATATGGGGCGCGTCGTTCTTCAGCGACCACCCGGCTTTGAATTCGGGCGGCAGGCCGTGAATGAACATACGCGCCTTGAAGAACAGCGACTTTGGGTCGTCCAGCTTGTCGACGTACTCTTCCTTGCGCGACCCAAAGCCGATCGAGATCCCTTCGTGGAACAGGCAAAGCGTCGACGCGAGACCCACCGCGAGCCACGAAATCCCGCAATCCCGGCTCTTCTCCGTGATCCCCGGCTTGCGCGCCCGCCATTGTTCCATGACCCATTCGATCCATTCCGTTTGCTTGGGGAACAACAGAAAGGGAATGGACGTCGGGAGGCCGATATCCGCGTTCCGGGGATCGAAGGTGACGCCCCAATCGTTGATGAACGCCGCGGGCTTGTCTCGATAGTATGCGCGCAGATAGGGCAGGCGCGCGTCGGGGTCTTCCCGGATCCACTGAAGCCGGCGCATGCGAGCCGCAAAGATCGGGACGTAGTCGGGGTTTTGCCAGTTAAAGTCTGGCATGGCTTACCCGCCGGCCGCCCGCTCCCGCTCCGCCGCGGCGGTCGCATGCGGACGGTACGACAGGCGGTTCGCGAGCATGGTCGCGGCGGCCGGATGATCGCGCAGATGCTCTAGGAAGTCGGCCAGCGCCCAATCGCGCATGTCGCGCGCCTCTTGCGCCGCTTCGTCCAGAGCGCGCCGCATATGCGTCGTGGTGATGGTCATGCGAGAGCCTTTAGCCCGACGATCGTGTGCCCGCAATTCCCGCATTGCCGGCGCTCTTTGAACGCCCGAATTGGACGATCCTTGCCGCATCGCGGGCACTCGCCCACCGCCATGGTCACGGCGGCGTCTGGCCGAGCGCGGCGGTGTTGCTCGATAATGGCGATGGTCGTGGTGATGCTCATGCGCAGAGATCCAACAGGCGGCAGAGCTCCCCGAGCGCGCCGGTCGGCGTGACAACAGGGTTGGCTTCCTGCCCTTGCTCGACGAAATGGGCGGATAGGGCGCCCTTGGCGTCGGCAAGCGTCGCAAGGGCTTCGTCGCGCTCCCGGGTAAGGTCGGCGTGCGCGGTCCGGACGTCGGACGCGATGCCTTCCAACTCGTCGAGAAGCTCGGGCAGGCTCTTAGGGGCGGACATGGCGTCGATCGTCCTTTCGCGCTTGGCGAGCGTCGCCTCCGCGCGCTGCAGGGCTTCCGGGGTGCAACAGACGCAAGGGCCCATGTCGGGCATGTCGGACAGGTAGTGCGAGCCGGTGCAGTAGTCGCAGGGCATGAAGGGCGCTCCGTAGGGGTGGCGACCATGTAGCCTTAGCGTGACGGGGCCGTCAACTCTCGCGGCGTCTTGCACCACGCCGCCGCCGTCGTCAGCCGGTCCATGACTTCGCGGTCATGGTCGGAATAGGCCCCGAGCCACGTCAGGTATGAGTCGGTCGCGGCGCGTTCGGCCGGCGTGATCGGTTGGGGGAAGCCCGCGCCGTCGGGCACGAGCGGTGCGGCCGGGATCGCCGCGGTCAAAGCCGGCGGGCAGGTATCAGGGGCGACGGTGGGCGGCGGGAGCGTCTTGCCCGACCACCCCGCGCAACTGGCCAGCGTCGACGATGCCGCGAGAACCGCTAGCAGGCGCGGGAGCCGATACGATCCGTTCAATGGTCCGTCCTCGCGTTACGGCCAGCTTCAAGCCGGCGTCGCATGTTTGCTTGAGCCCGTCGTAGCTGGCCAACGCCGCGGCGGCCTCGCGTACCCGGGCGGCGGCGTTGGCGTTGGCCCGGTCGTTGGCCGCCTTGGTCTCGGCAACCTGCACCGCGAGCGCCGCCCGTGTCTGCCCGAGCTGGCCGCTCGTGAACGCCAGAGCGAGCACAAGACCGCCGATCGCCCCGACCCACCAGAAGCGCAGCAGGACGGCTACGGTCATTCGACCACGCGCAAGAGCCGGTCGCCCGAGTCCCATATGGCGAGACGAATCGGCAGACGCAGGATGATACAGCCGTGCGACGCGGTGCCCGGCGAGCGGATCGAATCGCCATGGATCCGAAACGCGCTTCGCCCGGTGCGATCGTGGACGTCGTCGGGCGTGGCGTCGATCGGCTCAAGGCGAAGCGCGTTCGGCCCGACGTTGGCGCTGTTGTACAGCTCTGTGATTCGGTAGTCGCCGGTCGGTATCGGGCCGGTGCCCCGGGCCTCTTCGGCGTCCGGATTGTTCTTGCCCCACTCGCGGCCGCTGTAGCCCTTGGCCACTTGGACGCCGTCGCGGGAGAGCGTGCCCGCGGATTGATCCCAAACCCACATTAGGTTGTCGCCTCCGGTTTGCCGTCGGGACCGTTTAGCACGGCGCGAGGCGCTTCAACAACCGGTGATGACGGCTCGGTCATGTTGGTTCCGCGAATCATCGCCCATGCCGCGCCGGCAATGGCCAGAACGAACGCCCCGAGCCCGGCGAAGTATGACCCCCATTCCGGGGCGTTAGGGTACTTGGTGACGGCGACAAAGATGGTCACGCCTGCGCCGGTGAGGATGCCGAACGCGAAGAGGATGATCCCGAGCCCCCGGCCGATCGCGAACGTCTCGCCGTCGATCCCGGTGAACCAATCGTTGAGCATGCGCACGAGAGGGTTGGCGCGTGGCGTCACTTGACTAACAGGTCTTCAAGCCGGCGGCCCAACACCCACCAGAGAACCGCGACGAACAGCGAAACCGTGACGCTCGCCCCGATCAGTCGGGCGCGCCACGTGTTGACGAACATATCGTCTCTGGCAAAACGCGCGTCGACCTTGGCGCAATGCCGGCAAAGATCCCCGGCGAGCCCCTCGCCTATCAGGTCGCCGCGCTCGTCATGCCCGGACCACCCGACGATTTTCTTGAGGGCCTCTAGCTCGTGGACGACAAGCGCCAACTGCGCCTCAAGCCGCTTCAGCACGGCGGCGAGGTTTTGCTCTTCGTGGCTTGCGTCTGACACCTTGAACACCCCCGTTTCGCGTCGGCCTTTCATATGGCCTGAATCGGGGTTGCGCCAAGGGCTTTTCTCGCGCTAGGCGCGCCCCGTCGTGATCGGCGCGCTGCACTCGCCACACCACCACCGGCCGGGCTTTCCGGCGGCGGGGGCGTCGCACCGGGAGCAGGCGGGCCGCAGGCGCAGGACGGGCGGCGCGGCCCTTGCCACGCGCCGGCTCGGACGGTCGGCTACGTACAGCTCTTGCTCGCGGCATTGCGCCCGGGTCATGCGAGCGCGCGCAGCCGGGCGAGTGCGGCCGCACCAAGCGCCTCGCTCACCGGTCGGCGGCCCATAGCGGCGAGAAACAGGTCATCCTTGGTCGGCCAGTGCTTCATGATCGCGCCGGTAGAGACCCCGGCTCCCCGGGCGACTTGACGAATCGTGACGTCTTCGTACCCGTGCTTCACGAACAGGTCGCGGGCGACCATGAGAATCGTTGCTTGGGTGCGTTGCGCGGCAAGGGCGCGGGGCGAATCGGGGCGCATGGCTAGGTCTCCTCGTTAGGGGAGCACTGTTAACCGAACGCCGCGCTTCGTGTCAACCTTGCCCGGCCTTCAGGAAGTCCTCGTACGCCCGGGCCGCCGCGTGCGGATCGTCAGCGGCGAGCTGCGCGACCTTGGCGACGACGCCTAGCGCCCCCGTCAAGTTCACGTTGTCTTTGAAGCCCCCGAGCATGCGGACGATGTTTTCCGCGCTCTTGCTCTGATCGGCGACGATGATCTCAAGCCCGCGGTTCGTTTTCTTCAGGCCGCGGTACAGCAGCCGCCCGCCGGGCGACAGGTTCCCGGTCGGCTTGTAGATCGGGTGCGGGATGCCCGCGCCGGCGCACTCGGGGCAGTCAGGGTGCGGCGGGTGGAAGGGACGCCACCCAAGGCCGCCCATAGGCGCGGGCAGTTCGGTCCCGTTCTTTGACGCGAGATCCACCGCCCGGGCGTACTCTTCGTCGCGCCACTGATGCTGGAATCCCTCGCCATTGCAGTAGCGGCAGTTGCCCCACTTGAGCTCCATAAGCTCGTTAGGGTCGGCCTGCACGATCATGACGTCGCGCACGAACATGTCGGCCAGCGTCACGGTCACGGGGGCGGTCATGGTCGCCGCTTTGGCCAGCTCGTCGATCCTTGCGGAAATTTTGTGGTCGGCCAGTAGGCGCGACGCTTCGCTGGCGATCGTCGCGGGCTTGGTGTCCGGGCCGACGTTGTACGCAAAAACGTACGCAGCCGGGCCGTTACGATGCACGGCGTAGTGCTCGCAAAAAGCCTCTTGCTTGGCGGGGATAGCGGACTCGGCCATGGCCAACAGATACCTCGCGCGACGATGGTCACGCAATACCCCGACCGATACCCCGACCTTGAGCCCGGGTGTGGGTATCGAGCAAACCCTTACGCCACAACGGTTTGCGGGCCTTGACGGCAAAAACATACCCCGACCTACGGTTTGGATCGGGGTATAGATAACCCATTGATATCTATAATTAATTAGACATTTTACCCCTGATACCCAGTATATATCTAGATTGGCCCATATAATATTTCTCTTGTTTACATCATGCAGATGATAATAGGGTCCTGCCGCTCTAAGAAAACGCGTTTAGGTCGGGGTATCGGGGTATTTTTCCCGCAAACCCTTGTGGCGTAAGGCTTTGAGAGTACCCCGACTATCGGGGTATGGGTCGGGGTATCAGGGGTAAAAATGGCCTGTTTGACGTGTTCCGCCGCCACCAACCGTCCATACTGCGACGATTGCGTGCGAGCGACAATTTTTGCGGCTGGATACGACGAGCGGACAAATTTGCTCGCCGTGCGTCGGTCAAAGCTCGTCAGCTATTTTTGGGAATGTCCGACGCACGGCTTGACGCTTTGGAGCACGGCGCGCGGGGCCTGCCGCGTCTGCAGCCCGGACCGGAACGACTCGCCGCGGGCGCAGGCACACCGCGCCGGCGCGGTAAGCTATCAGGCGCGGTGCGAGATCCACGGCCTCACGGCGCACGCGACCCGGCACGGCAAGTGCCTCACGTGCTTTACGGCCGGCGGCGCGGTGCGTCGGTGGCTACGGGTGCCGGTCTAGGGCTCGTCGTCACCAGAGGTCTTGTGCGGTCCAGATCAGATACGCGACGCACGCGCAGGCGTGACCGATCGTCAGCGCCAACAGCCACGCCGGGAGAAAAGGCGTGCTTGCGACAACCCCGTCGATCGCCAGAGCGACAAGGATGCCTGCCCAACGCAACCGCCTCATGAGCGCATGTCCATGGCGTCGGCCGCGCACTCGCACGACGGGCCACACGGGACGCGCTTGCCGCACCCCCGCTCCCGGGCAAGGTGACGAGCGAGCCGCAGCACGCCCCCGCCGGCCAGCAACGCCACGAGCGCCACGCCGGGGATGAACGGGGCTATCCAGAACGGGTTAATCATTGGGTACAGTCTCCCTTAAGGCGCTGCAGCGCCGCGACGGCCTGCCGCTTGGTGTTCGCGGGAATGAATTCGGTTGAGCCTCTAGGCGAGCACGAGAACGGTATCACGGCCCTCTTGCTCCCGAGCTGCAGCACAAAGCGGCTATGCTTCCCGCCGGCCTCAACGGTCACGGTGGCTCCGAACGCGTCGGCCGCCTCCCGGACCGCCTGCAGGGTGTCGCGTTGGTACTTTTTCACGCCTTCATCACGTCGTCAAAGGCGCGGTTCCAATCCGAGCGCTCGCCCTTCATGGCGTCAAAGACTTCGACTTCCGAGCCGTCCTGACGAACGACGAAGGTAGCGGTCGTGTCGTTCCAGCCTTCGCGCTTGCGGCGCTCCTGACGAACCTTCCACCCTTGCGCCTCGACCATGAACACGAAGTCAGATTTGGCCATGACGTCGACCGCGCGCCGGCGGCGGCTCATGTCTTGGTTTCCGGGGCGGGCCATGTCTCGTCTCCTCTGCTTATAAGGGCATACTCTCATAGCATGACGGAGCGGTCAACCTATTATTTTGCACCAAATGCAGCCGCGGCCGCCGTGCTCGCCGGGGCGGTTTGAGCCTTGGTGTAGAGCTCTGCGACTCGCCCGGGCGTGTCCGCGTTGAGGGCGATATGACCGGCCTTAATAAAGAGCTTGGGCTTGCCGTTGTCAGGCGTGACCACGTTGTCCACGCGCCCATCCTTGAGCGCCGGGTGCCAATCGTACCCGAGCGCCTGCATCATGCCGCGGCGCTTGGTGTGCGGGATGCCCGCGCGCATGCCGTCCAGCAACCGGGCAAGGTACAGGCTCGACACCCACCCGCCGGCAAAGCCCGGCCGGCCTTCCTCGATCGCCTCTAGGATCTCCTGTTCGGCGCGCCCGAGCGAGAACCGGATAGCCTCCCGCGTGCTCGACGTCTCGGGGGCCCGGGCGGGCATTTCCCCAACCGCGCGAGTCTTGAGGTAGTGGGCGACGACGGCGAAGCCCGGCGTCTGGCCGGCGTAGGCGTTGCGCCCGTGAAGCCAATCGTACAGGTCCGGGAAATAGTCGCCGTCCATGCCCGACAAGATCAGGTCGGCCTTGCACTGTTGGGCCGCAAAGAAAATGCCGTACCGCCGTTCGTTGTCGTCGATCGGCACGCCGTCGCGGTGATTCGTGCAGATAATGCCGTTGGCGCGATTGTCGCCGGTAATCTGGTCAACGCCTTTCTTCTCAAAGGGCATGCGCAGGTTGGTCACGACGGGCTTAAATTCTTCCAGAAAGTCCCGTTTGTGCGACAGGCTGACTTCTTCAATCGCGATCCACGTCTTGCGCATAAGCCATGCGTTAAACTTCATCCCGTCCTTTGCCAGCGCGGCGGCGTTGGGGCGGTGCGAATAGCCCTCGCCGTTGATGTAGTCCATGACGAGCGTGATTAGCGTCTTGCCGTTGCCCTGCACGCCCTGCAGCACGGGCCACCACATGACCTTGACGCCCGGGCGTTGAGTGATAGCCGCGAGATAGTCGAGCAACAGGTCGGCGTCGTTGGCGTGCGGGTATTGCTTGCGCACGAGCTCGACAAAGCGGGAGGCGTCGCCCGGGGCGGTGACCGGCTCATAGGGCAGGTAGGTGTTGACGTACTTGCGCAACCCCTCCGTGACGATCTCCCCGGCGGCCAGCTCGGGCCGAAAGCACAAGTCGTCGACCACGGGGGGAATGTTCACGCGGCTACGGGTAAGGGCGAGATAGGCGCTGTCCGTCGTCTTCGCGCCGGTCGGGTCCAAGACAAAGAGGTGCCCCCCGTACTCGACGTCAAAGGCTTCTCGGACCATGAGCTTGTTCCGGGGCGCGCTGTATATCCGTAGGTGGTCGCTGATGAAGCTGCAGCCGGCAAAATGCTCTAGTTGCTCGTACGCGCCCTTGTACTCTCCGCCGCCGTCCCGCTGGCCGGGCACGCTCCCGACCACGGGTTGCGCCGCCATGACCGCCTGCAGCGCCGCGGGCGGCTCGGGGGTGGCGCGGACCGGGTCGCTCGCCACCTTGGACACAAAGGCGCATGCCTTGAGAATGGTCGTCGACAGGTAGGCGGCGTGACTCGGGCTATCCCACTTTTCCCGGGCGAGCGCGGACCGCCGCATGAGCCGTTCGATCCGCTCGCAATCCTTGCCCGTCCAGAACGCAAAGTGATTCGCTAGGCTTTGGTCCGCCTCGCTTCGCCCGTCGTCCGGTACGTTGCCCGCCCAAAGGTCCGCAAACGTGCCCTTGCCCCCAAACGCCCCGGCGACGCTGCGCGAGGCCGCCGCAAGCGCCCGGCGCACAAGCTCGTCGTCGTCGGCCGGTCCGGACCACTCGGGCACGGGGGCCGTGGTCCACTCTTGCGGCGCGCCGGCGACGTGGACGGGCGGGGGGAAGTATTGCGCGACGGTGGCGGCCAGCGCCGCGGTGCAGTCGAGCCCGGCGTCGCCGGCGGCGTGATAGCCGGTGAGGGCGACGAAGCGCCCGGACGTGTAGAGCTCTAGGTGGTGGGGCTTGTAACGCGTGCCGTGCCCGGGGAGGGCGGCGTAGGTGCCGAAAATATGCAGGCCGGTCCCGGAGTGCGAAACTTCAACGGCGGCCCCCGCGAAGCGGGCGGCGAGCTCTTGCGCTACCGGGCTCCAAGTCCCGTCCGTCTGCAGCGCGCCGTCTATGTCCAGAAAAAAGAACGGGTCGGCCGCCGTGAAGACAAAGCCCGCGCCGGAACCCCACCCCCGGTCGTACGTTGGGGCCATGGCCAGCGCGCAAGCGGCGCTTGTCCAGTTGGCCGGGTCTTGAGCGTCGCACGGGACGCCCGTCGTCCATGAGCACGGGATCTTGTCAAACTTGCCCGGGTGCCCCGAGCGAGGTTGCGCGTACCACGTGACGAATTGCTCCCTCAACGCCAAAGGCGCGAGGGCCCCCGGTAGGGCCTGCATACATGAGCCTTAAGGCTAGAGGGCGGACTCGACGGCTTGTCGCTTCAAATCGTCGGGCGCGTCGCGGGCGATAGCGTCGCCCATGGCAAGACCCTGCGCAAGTACTGAAAGCAGGGGACGACGGACGGCTTCCCGCATCACCGCTTCGTGCAGCTCGGGCATGCCGCCAAAGGCCGCGCTGACGCTGCCAAGGCTGACGCCGGCCGCGTCGGCGACACGCATGCGCGTCACCTTGGCGACGCCTTCCTCGTGGGCAATCGTACAGGCGGCGTCGAGTACCGCGGTATTCCGGGCGGCGTTCATGCGGTGCGCCCTCTGCTTTCGTCCGTCGCTCATGGCGTGACTTCCGTTGACGTGTCGGTCATATCTACAAGGTTCCCACGGCAGATGCAAACGCCGCGTCGCCACCGGCCGCGGTGACAAGGTCAAGCCATGCCTGTTGCGCGTTTTCGTGAGCGTCGCGGGGGTTTCGCCGCCACCCTTCGGCCTTCACTTCCCGGGCGAGAAAGACGGCCAGCGTCCGCCCGACGTGCGCCGGCGTGATCGTCACGCTGCGCCACCCGACGAGATCCGAGCTCTTCAAAACGGCGTTGAGGGCGGGTGATTCGTTGGCCAGCCCGAACCGCACCGGCCGGCCGTTCGCGTCCAGCAACACGCCGACGTTGTTTCGGTACAGGGTCACGCCGGGCAGGCGGGCCGCCTCGAGTCTTATCTGCGACTGCACGAAGGCTTCAGTCACGGTAGCCACTCCACACCACCGCGCGATCCCGGGGGCATGCGGCCCGGCCGGTGCGCCCATGTCAGCCACGCGAAGTTTTGCGCCCCGCCGCCGGCGACGTTGCCGGCCTCAAGCCACGCCCCGGGCGGGCAGGACGGGCGAGTGCCGAGAAAGTACACGACGCTCGGGGGATGCTCGTAATAGAGCCCGGCGGCGCGGGCCTGCCCGAACAGGAAGCGCGCGTCCACGAAGGCCGCCACCCGGCCGTCGACGAGATCCAAGGCGCGGCGGATAGCGCGCTCTGCGCCGTCAGCTCCATAGTACGGGGGGTTGGTCACGATGTTGTCGGGCTTGTAGGGCAGGCCGTCCGCGAGGAAGTCGCCGGTCCCGATGAACCACGGCGCGGCGGTCCGCTGGACAAGGTCCGACCCGGTCGCCGGGTAGCCGGCCGCGAGGAGCGTCTCGACGATGTTGCCCCGGCCGCAACAAGGGTCATGCGTCCACCCGCCAAAGCCTCCGTCCGCGCGCAGCAGGGCTTGCGTCGCGGCGACGGGCTCAACGTACCAATCGTGGGGGTCGCGCTCCCAAAGGTGAGCGTCTTTGCGGGTCTTGCCGGTCATGCGCGGGAGCTGTCCACGCCCGCGGCCCACGCGGCGTAGGCGGTCGATCCGCGAACGTGCTTTGCGGGCTTGTCCGGGTTGGCGAGGCCGGCGCGGTAGGCGGCGGCGTTCCCGCCACCAAAACGAGCCGGCGCGCCCGGCGAGCGGAACAGGTCGTAAATTGCCTGCAGTTTGGCGTCGGCAAATTGGCGGCGACGGCTCATGGGGCTATTCCTTGTTGAGTTAGAAGCGGGCGACGGGGACGCCGCCGTTAGCGTCGGCCAAATACTCCGCGTGCGCTTTTGCGTCCGCCAAGCTGGCGAAGCCTTCGGTATCCCATTGCGCGTCGCCGACCGGCATAACGAGAAAAGCGTATTCTGCGGCGTTGCCGTCAAAGCCTTCGTAAGCCGAGTGGTCATACGCGGCGACTTCGGCCACCATGTCGTCGCGGGCCCCAAAGGCGATGAATTCGACGACGGCGATCTCGCGGGCCATTTCTCTGTCTCCCTTGGCTACAAGGCAATCTCTCATAGGATGACCGCACCGTCAACCTATTATTTTAGCCCGTAGCGCGTCCGCCTCCGCGACCCCGAGCGCCCGAGCGGACAGGACGTCGACCCCGAACGTGAGGTAGAAGAGCCGGTGAATCTCGCGGTCCATAAGTCCCCGGTCAAGCTGCGCCCGGACCCACCGTGTCATTGCGTCGCGTAACGCCGCCTGCGCCTCTTGCTTGGCGTGCAGTGTCTTGACGTGGCCCATCTGCGCGATGCCCGGAACGTAGGCGGCGGCCAGCTTGGCGCGGTAGGTCTCAAGGGGCATGTCGAGCTCGTCGACGGCCCCGCGCAGCTTGGCCAGCGTTTCGGCGTCGAGCTCGGTCAAGTCGCCGTCGACCATGGCCGGCGAGCCCCGCGACTCGGGCGGCGGGGCGTCGACGCCGCAATAGGGGCAGGCGTTGCGGAACCGCTCGTAGGGTTGGAAGCAGCCGAGACAGACGCGCAGCGGGATTCCCGTGCTCCCGGACGATCGACGTTCCCGGCGGTCCAGCGTCCAATCCCGTTGGCGATCGGGCGGCCCGTGGCGCAGGAAGTTACCGACGTGGTCGATAATCATCGCCCGCTCTTTGCCCGGCATGGGGCGCAGCACGCGGCCGAATTGCTGCATATAGGTGGCCAGAGACGCCGTCTTGCGCGCCATGCTGCCGACTTCGATCGCCGGAAGGTCAAAGCCTTCGCTCACGATATCGACGACGACGAGCTGCAAAATGTCGCGCGCCGCAAACTGCCTCAAGATTTGACGACGTACCCCGCCGTCCGTCGTGCCGACGAGAAGCGCGGCGCGCACGCCCGCGGCGTTGTAAGCGTCGGCGATCTCTCGCGCCGTGTCGGTATCCGGACAAAAGGTCACGCCTAGGCGACCCGGGGCCCATTTGAGGTAGTTAGCGACGACGTCCCCGACGATATGCGACGCCTTGGCCGCCGCGCGCAGCTTGGCCGTCGACCAATCCCCGCCCGCGCCGATCTCGTCGTCGAGTAACTGCATATCCGACTCGACGCAGACCATGCGGTAGTCGGTTAGATAGCCTTGGTTAATCAGCCACCGCATCGGCGGCCCCTGCACCATGACGTCGGCGACGCCGTCCGCGTGCCGCCCTAGCCCCTTGCCGTCCGCCCGTTGAGGCGTGGCGGTGGGTAGCAGCCCGCGCACCGCCGGCGACGTAAAGAGCCCGATCGCCTTGTGCCATTTGTTTTGCTCAACGACGTGGTGACCCTCGTCGGTCACCCATAGCTGCACTTGCGCCGCCCACGACGCGAGCCCGGGCCGGCGTATCAGCGTGTCGACGCTGGCCACCGCGCACCGGGCGGACGGGTAGTAGAAGCTCGCGCGCAGCTCCTCCATATGGCTTTGGACGATGCCGCGGACGGTGTCTTGCGCAGCGATGATGTTGTGTCGGACGCCGTTACGCGCGAGGGCGAGAGACAGTTGCCCGACGAGCTCTTGCCGGTGCGCAATGACCGCCGACGCGCCGGGCTCGCTCTGCACGAGATCGGACAAGATCACGGTCTTGCCGCCGCCGGTGTCCAGCCGCATGAGCACGTTACGGTGCCCCGCCGCCCATTGATTACGGACCGCGTCGGCGAGATCCTGTTGATACGGCCTTAGCGGCATGCTGCCCCGGATAAATAAGTTGACGGCCCGGTCATACGGTCCTAAGCGTGGCTCCGTCAACAGCAAACGGAGACGCGGCCCGATGGCCCTTCAGATCACTTTTTCCACGGACGGCCTGACGCCTAATGAGTCGCTTGCCCTGATGCGGCTTCTTGAGACAGTGTCTCCGGGCGCGGTTATGGCCGCAGCCCCGCCGCGTCAGTCTATCGTCGACACGCTGGCCGTCACGGTCACCGTGGACCCCGACGAGACCGGCGACGAAGACGACGCCCCGATCGACCCCGCCGTGGTTTTTGGCAACGGCCCTTTGCCGTCTGGTGCTACCTCTGCGCCGGCCCCCGAGCCGGCTGCCGGGCCTGCGGTGGCGGGCGTTGAGGTCGACGTGACCGGCCTGCCGTGGGATGCGCGGATCCACGCCGGCACGAAACGCCAGAACGCGGACGGCAAGTGGACGGCGAAGAAGGGCGTCCACGAAGAGACAATGCGCGTCGTGACGGATCAACTGCGCGCCAACATGGCCGCCCCCGCCGCCGTGCCGCCCCCGCCACCTCCCCCCGCGCCGGCCGCGCCCATCGTCCCGCCGCCCCCGCTGGCGACCCCGGCCGCCGCGGTCAACCCGACCATGACCGGGCCGCAGATGTTCGCCGCGCTCATGGCCAAGGTCACGGCGGCGCAGACGGCCGGCAAGCTGGCGACCGAACAGCTCAACGCGATCATTGCCGGCGTCGGCCTGTCCGCCACGTCCGCGCTCATGATGCGGCCGGATCTCATCTCGACCGTTGAAGCGCAGGTCGACGCGCTCGTGGCCGCGGCGGGCTAGCCATGGTCCCCGCCGGAATCTTGCGCCCGTCCAACGCGGCGCGTTGGTCCAAGTGCGCCGGGTCTTTCGTCATGGAAGCCCTGTACCCGGACGACGAGAGCGAGGCCGCCCGCCAAGGGACCGCCGCGCACTGGTACGTCTCGGAAGCTCTTGACGGGCGCGAGTGGCCGGCGGGGACGGTGACGCCCAACGGCGTCCCGCTTGACGGCGAAATGGTCGAGTGCGGCCAGCTTTACCTTGACCACGTCCGGGCGCTGCAGCGCGGCGGCGCGGCGGTCATGGCCGAATGGAAGGTGTATGCGCACGAGACGATTCACCCCGAGTGCGAGGGCACTCCGGACGGCGTCGTTGTCGACATGGCCGCGCACCGCATCGTGATCGTTGACTACAAATACGGCCACCGCTACGTCGACCCTTTTTGGAACGCGCAGCTCGTCGCTTACTTCGCCGGCGTGTGCGAGGCGGCGGCCCTATCGCGGCAAGACACGAAGGGTTGGGACGTCGAGCTTACCGTCGTCCAGCCGCGCAACTACCACCCCGACGGCCCGGTGCGCACGTGGAAGACGCTAGGTCACGTGGTTTGGGCGGAAGTCGACAAGCTGCAGGAAGCGGCGTACCGGGCCAAGGAACCTAACGCCCCGACCGTCACCGGCGCGCACTGCCGCGACTGCACTGCCATTCACGCCTGCGAAGCGGCGTTGCGCGTCGGGAGCTACGCGATCGACATGCCCGGGCGCAGCATCCCGCAAGAGCTGCCCGACACGGCCCTAGGCGTGATCTTGACGCAGATTGACGCCGGGCTTGCCCGTCTTGAGGCCCTGCAGACGGGTCTCGTGGCGCAGGCTCAAGCGCGGATCCGCGCCGGCGGTAAGGTGCCCGGGTGGGGCCTTACGCAAGGCATGGGTCGCGAGAAATGGACCCTGCCCGCCGAACAGGTCATCGCCCTTGGCGACGTGCTTGGCGTCCCGCTGGCCAAGGCGGCGACGATCACGCCGGCGCAGGCTCGCAAACTCCTAGACCCGGCGATCGTCGACGAGCTGGCGACGACGCCCTACGGCGAATTCAAACTCAAACCGTCCAACGACAAAACAGCAGCAAAGGCTTTCGGATAATGGCTCGCAACTTCACTTCCCCGGTCGGCCGCCTCGTGCAAGGCGACGCGTTCCAAGCGCAAACCTCGGACCAGCAGGGCAACCCCCGCGTGGTCAAGACCGGCCCCAACGCCGGCCAACCGTCCCCGCAATGGTTCGTCGGCGTCGCCTTCGCCAAGACCGACCCCGCCTTCGCGCCGTTCTATGCCGAGCTTGACGCGGAAGCTCGGGCGGCGTGGCCGCACCTGTTCCCGACTCCGGGCGCTCCTTGCGTCCTGCCGACTTTCGCCATGAAGCTCATTGACGGCGACGGGTTCGATACGGCCGGCAAGCCGTGGTCGAGCCGCGAGGGCTTTGCCGGGCATTGGGTGTTCCGGTTCACGTCAGGCTTTGCGCCGAAGGTGGTCAAGCCGAACGGCCCGGGCGTGTGGTCGGAAGTCACCGACCCGCGCGAGCTCAAGGCCGGTTACTTCGTCCGCGTCGCCGGCAACATCAAGAGCAATGAGAACACGCAAAAGCCCGGCATGTACCTCAACTTCAACATGGTCGAGATCGCCGGGTACGGAGCCGAGATCGTCCAAGGCCCGAGCGCACAGGACGCTTTCGGTGCCGCCGCCGCTCTGCCCCCCGGCGCGTCCGCGGTGCCGATCGCCACGGCTCCGCTGCCCGGGGCGCTGCCCGGTGTCGCGCCTGCCGCTCCGGGCCTGCCCGTCACG